TGGTTGAAACCTGTCCTAAATCTTTTAGACCTTTATGGGTGGAGAAACTAAAACAATTTAAAAAAATCATAAATGATCGTAAAAAAAGATACCTCAATTGATATTGAGCAATTAAAATTAATTACTTTTAGAAATATAGTTGAGGGTTCAAGATCCATTAATGGGGTTACTTGGAATAAAATTAAGAGATTAAAGGGAAGAAAAAAGTATGAAAACCAAAAAATGCTCACTTTGTAATAAAAGAAAAAATATAGATAAATTTTTTTTTAGGAGAGAATATTTTAAACATAGAGCAGATTGTAAGGATTGCTGCTCAAAAAGGAGAAAAATTTATTATAAAAAAAATATAGAAAAATTAAAAAAATTTTGGAGAGATTATAGACTTAAAAATTTAGAAGAAATAAAAGCAAAACAAAAAAAAAGATATTATGAGCAAGATGGTGCAAAAAAAAGAAAAATATTAAGACAAAAAAATAAAAAAAGAGAAAGAGAAAATGCAAAAAAATATAGATTAAATAATCCTGAAAAATTTAAAAAATGGAATCAACAAAAATGGCAAAGAATAAAGAATAACCCAGAATTACACAAAAAATGGAAAGAAAAACATAAAATTAATAATTCTACCCCTATTCAAAGAGCAAAACAAAAAGAAAGATCAAGAAAAAATTACAAATTAAAAATAGAATATTACAGAGCAAAAAATAAAAAACACTATGAAGAAAATAAAAATTCTTATCATTTTAGATCAGCTTTAAAAAGAAAAGAAATTAAAAAAAGAACACCTAAATGGGCTAATTTACAAAAAATTAAAGAGTTTTATTTAAAAAGAAAAAAAGGTTATCACATAGATCATATAATACCATTACAAGGGGAAAATGTTTCTGGACTTCATGTAGAAAATAATTTGCAATATTTAACTGCTAAACAAAATTTAAGTAAAGGTAATAAATTATTATATGATAAATAATATAAATATTTTTGGCGATATAAGAACCTGTTGCAGATGCAATAAAAAAGCAGATGTTGTAGAAAGATCAAAAGACTATTGTGCATCATGCTATTTTATTTGTTTTATTGGCGAAACCATTGAAAGCTACGAAAAAAGAAAAAACGAACTAGAAGAAAGGAGAAAAGAAAAATATGAAAATAACACTTAACGCAGCAGAAGTTGAATTGGCTTATGAAAAGAAAAATATGAAAATAACACTTAACGCAGCAGAAGTTGAATTGGCTTATGATACTGCCAAAAAAAGGTTTATTGGTAATATCAGAATGAATAAAGGCTTTTCCTACAATTACAATAAAGGTTTAAAAGGACAATTAACAGACTCCTTTTTAGGTGCATTAGGAGAAGTAGCCTTTGCTAAAGCCACAAATAGATTTTTTAATGGTTCTTATTCAGATAATTTTGAAACTTATTTAGACTCAGACTTTCAGGATCATATAGAGGTAAGAACACAAGAAAATAAATCATATAATTTTTTGCTTATTAGACCTAATGAGAAAAAAGGTAAGTATGTTTTGGTCATCAAAGATAATGATAAGGACTTCAGCTTTACAATTAAAGGGTGGTTTTTATTTGATAGAGATATGGATGAAAGATTAACCAACTTTGGACACTATGATAGACCTGCAGCTTATAAAGTTGAACTTAACGAACTAAGAAATATTGATGAACTCTGAGGTAGAAATATTGTTGTTCACTTTATTGACTATGTTTGTACTTTTGATAAACAATAATTATGCTTAAACAAATCGGAAAAGAATTTAAAAAAAAAGAAGAAGGTGGAGTCTTTACATCAGATCACTTCTCACCATCACAATTAAATAAAAATTTAGATCAATGGTTTTATGATTATTGCGTACTAACTGAAAAACAAAGAAAAAAAATTGTACCTAATTTAAAAATGATCTTTGGAGGTATCGCTGGGAGAGCTTTCCAGGATTTAATTACAGAAAAATTAACAATTGATGAAGTTATGAAAGGGAGGAAATAATGGATCAAAACTTAATGACTAAACTAGCTCAGATGCAAACTGAGATTAGAAATCTACAACATGATAACAAAAGATATACTCAGATGTTGATAGACAGAGATGAAGAAATACAAAGAAATAAATTAGAAATGATGAAACTAAGAGATGAAAATTTATTTTTATCACACAAAATAAAAGTTGAAGAAAGGAAAAAAGATGACAACAAAAAAGACGATAGAAGAAAAAAGTAAAGGTGGTTTTAAAGAAAGACGAAAAGAGTGTCTTTTAAAAGCCAAAGATATTCCAACAGTAGATATAAAAGGTAAAAAATATTCTACAGTAAACGAAAGACATAGACACTTATTAGAGTATTTTCCAGAGGCTAGACTTAATGAGATGATATTACACCATGACGACCAAAGGGTAGTTGTTAAAACTGAGTTGTATATATCGGATATTATTTATGCAGTTGGACATGCAGAAGAACACAGAAACGCAAATTTTATAAATAAGACAAGTGCATTAGAAAATTGCTCTAGTTCGGCATTAGGTAGATGTTTAGCTGCCTTTGGACTATCAGGTTCAGAATATGCTAGTGCAGAAGAATTAGTAAATGCTTTGAACAATCAAGGCACAACTAAATCAGTTTCAATTATGGATGAAATAAAAAAGCAAACAACAGAAACAAAGTTGACTGCTTTATATTCTAATTGGAAAAAACGAAATGACTCAATTGAAAAACAATTTGAGTCTCAACAACAAACCATAAAATCAAATGGAGGACAAAATGTCAAACAATGGTAGTGGTAAGCAGAAGGATTGGGTATTATTTCCTTATGATGCCAACAATGAAAAAGCCATCAAAATTAATTTCTCAGGAAATGTAAATTTGGATAATGGCAACAAAGGAACTATTTTTGGTGTCAAAGGACAATCCAAAGATGGAAATACTAAATTTTTGAAAATTTATGCACAAGTTGGAGTTCTTTTTAAAGGTGATGATAAATTCACAGGTGAGATGAATTACCCAGATGCAGGTGGACAAAAAGGTTTAATTGGTTGGTTAAATGAGTCTGGCAATATTTTGTCTGGCTACAAGAATGAACCTAGACCAAAACAGAATAGCCAGAAACCTAAACAAGAAGAAGCTCCTTTTTAGTTAGGTTGTTAGTTGACCAAAGTTGTTTATTTAATTTTGGCTATTGTTACAGGTGGGGATAATTATGAATTGCTCAAGATCAAATATGATACCTTCCTCACCTGTGATGAAATTTACATAAACACAGTTAAGTTTAAAGAAATAGGTAATAGGACTTATCCTATATACCTAAACAAAATAGCTTTTGCTCATTGGTGTGAAGATGAAGAAGGAAACTATTATTATGGAAAAGAATATGAATGATAAAGTAAAATTTATAAGTGAGTTAGAAAGATTGTTAAATAATAAACAAAATGATTATGGACACTTCGATCATACATCTTTTGTTATGACAGGTATTATGGAAAAATATTTATCAGTACATAACAATCAAGATGTTAAAGTACCAATAAAGTTTTTTGGCATTATGATGATAATGTTAAAGGCTTGGAGAGTTATGCAATCAACTGAGTATAAAAAGGATAGTTTTGACGATTTACAAGGCTATTCAGAGCTTTTAAGGAGGTTAATCAAAGATGAACAAAGTAAGAGGTAAAAGACCTATGACTCCTAAAATGTTGAAACTATTGCAATTTATTAAAAAATACATAGAATTAAACAAATATAGTCCAACTTTTGAAGAAATGGCTAAAGAGATGGGTTATAAAAGTAAAAACTCTGTGAGTGTTTTGCTAGAGAAACTTGAACAGAGAAACGAAATTAAAAGAGATTATGCAGGTTATAGTCGAAACATTGATTTAAATGGTTAAGGTAATTAAAAAAACAAGTTTAGAACTACTTGCAAATTTTGAAGAATTTTTTGATGGTGCTACAATTGAAGAAGCAACAAAGAAAGCATACGATCAAAAGATGCCTAGTGAAGCTGCTAAAATAAATATCACCGATAACAGAGTCATTAGTGCAAATATAAAACCAGTCGGTGAGGAGAACAATGAGTCCTAGAAAAAGTAATAGTCTAACTAGACGATACGCAAAACTAGATAAACTCCATGCAGAAATAATGAAACCTGCAAAAGGAAAAAAAGATAGACAATGCGTACACTCTAGTGATGCTTTTAAAAAGTATATAAAGACTTACAGACAGATATGCTTAGTAGAGAATGAAGATGCTAAGTTTATGTATGCTTAAGTAAGCAACTGTCAAAAATGGTCAAATTACTTAGGGGACTTATACTCTAAATTAAAAGGGAAACAAAATGAGACTATCGCCAAAAGCAAAAAGAAACTTTGTAGAGGATAATGAGTTCTACATAAGAATAGGAAAAAAAATCAAACAAGCTAGAAAAGAAAGAGAAATATTTATCGAAAACATAGATGATAAAATTGATGTTAAAGGTTATTATTTAAAAAAACCTGCATCACAAGTTATGGTTGCTCAAGCATTAAAAACTACTTTTCAACAAATTGGTAAGTACGAAAAAGGTGAGAACAGAGTCCCATTGATAAACCTAGTTCGTATATCTAAATTTTTAAATAAACCTTTAAGTTACTTTTTAGAGGACTAATGTTTGTACCTGTATTAGAAAAATTAAAAAAAATTATACCAGATCCTGAACACCAAGAAGAATTTGATTACTATTGCTCAATCATTGAAAAGATAATTGCTAATGGTCATGCAGCTCATCAATCAATACCTGGATATGATACTTGTAAACCAGAGATAGAGGCTTTTAGATGGTTCGATGGCATCAATATTCCTGTTCATGGTTATATAGATTTAAAAGGGGATAAACTAATTATTGAAGATAAATGTAAGTTTCCCAAAAGAGGTAGAGTTAAAAAAGATGGTACTAGGTCTTGGCTAACCAATAAGCTACCAGAAGAAAGACCAGAGAACTATCATTTATTACAAGTAGATTTTTATTATTCAGTATTCAAAGTTCCTGTCTATCTTTGTTATATCAATGAGGAGTCTTACAAAGTATTTCATGCAGGTAATTGTGATGAACT